GTCGATGCCGGAGGCGCAGCGGCAGCGGCAGGAGCGGGCGGCGCACCAGCCTGCGTGGCCGCAGGCGGAACCTCGTCAACAAAGCGGCGCGTCGTGCCCTTGAGAATTCCTTTCAGCGCGCCAATCGGGCCGGCAACCATCTCCGGCTCGGCAACTGGCTGCGGCTCAAACGGGTTATCTTGCTCGACGGGAGCGTCTGACGGAATGCTTTCGGTCAGTTGGTCAAGCCGTTCGCCGATGGGTTTGATGGCCATCACTTCGCTCCCTTAGTGGCCTCAATCATGCCGGCCTTAATCTTTACATCGTCAAATACCTTTCTTACTTCATCAAGGTAATCGGCCGTCTTTCTATTGTTCTGCCACGATTGTCCTTGCTGAGATGCTGCACCCGCACCGGACTTGTTGCCTTCATAAATTAGGAAGTACGCCTTCCCTCCAGGGCGAAGCGCATTGTGCGCTTGCGCTATAACACGGTCTCGCCCCTCTTCTTCCTTGATGACATTCAGCACATTATTGACCGTTGCCACATCTGCCTTGCCATCACGCACTGCCTCAATGGCGCGCTTGTTGTGTTCGACTGAGCGGTTGTACGGGTCAATGACATGCAAAGTTGCGCCACGCTTCGACGCCCATTCCATCGCATTGTCAAAGCGCCCGCCTCCAATATCAGCAACAACGTCTCCAGCCTTTACTGCATCAAGGGCTTCCAACTTGCCAAAAGTTGCCGGCAACTTAGACACGTTGATAGATGTCTTGGCAGAACTGTATTGCTGACTGCCAACGTCCCAAATGCTTGGGCTTACGTCTTTGACACTTAGCCCGGCCGGCATATTTTCCGCAGCCTTGATGACCTTGCCTGCGCCACGCGCCACTTCCTTGGCACCCTTGACGTAGCCACCAGGCGCGGCAAACTCGCCAAGCTTCTCGTATGGGTTTGCGCCGCCACCCACGCGGGTGATGGGGAACTGGTCAAGCCAAGTCTTAATCTCTTCGGTGGTTGGCAGCTTGGTGTTTTCGTCGACCGATCCACCCAGCAGGTTGATGACCGTGCGAGTTAGCCCCTCAAGATCGCCCGGCAATCCAGCGAATCCCTGCGCCATACCCTTGGTGGCGGCAGCGCCCATGTCGACCATCGCGCCTAGTGGGGCAGCCACGTCCGACACAACCTCGCCGATGGACCCCGGCCCTTTCGCCTGCGCGCCCCCAGCCCCGCCCATTGCAAGTTGCACGGGCGCGGCCTGCGGCTCCGGCGTTACGTCGGGGTAACGGGCGGCGATGATGTCGTCAATGAATGACTGCTCGATGGGTGACAGCATCATGGCCTCTTAATAATGTCGAGATTCTTCTTGATGGCAGTAAGCTCCGAACCGCTGAACACGCCCAGCCGCTCCAAGTCAGCCACGCTGGTGCGATCATCAAGTCGAACCGTCTTACCCTTGCGGGTGGCAATTTGCTCAAAACCCTCTAGCGACTTGCGGGCCTTTTGCTTGACTGCGTCCGCCTTGTCTTCGGTTTCGTACTCCTGGATGATGCGTGCAGCGATGCCGTTGTAGTCAATGCCAGTACGTTTTTCTGGCGGCAACGCATCCTGTGCGTCACGCGCCGCACCAACGGCAGACTCAAACCTAGCACTGAGTTTCTGGCCCTTCTGGAAAGCGGCATCCTTGGGATCAAAGTTTCCGCTAATCACGTCGCCAACGCCGGCATATCTGTTGAGGCTTTTGCTGGCCGCAGCTATCTTCGGCTTATCAACGTCATAAATATCTGTTTGCAAAGAGGCGAGTTGTTTTTTGTTAATGCCGCCACGACGGAAATAAGGGAACAACTGGTACGGAGAATTGATTCTTCCGTTGTAAATTTCATCACGCAATTTTACGAATAGAAGCTGGTCTCCCTCCCCGTCTTCTGTTTTTGCAAATAGCTTGTCGAGTTCGCCAGTGCCACCGGCAAGCGGAACCATCATTGACCGTAGTTCATCCTTGCGACGCTGCGGCGTTGCCGGGTTCACCCATTCCGAGTACATCTTGGTGAAGTCGCGCTGGTTGCGCTGGTCTAGTTCTTGGCGATCGCGCTGCTCGGCGGCATACCGATTGGCCTGGCTAGTGTTGACTGCCTTCTTGATGTCGTTGCGCTCGCCTTCTGACAGACCGGACCAGATAGCCTTGTAATCGCCAACGTCACCGCGCTCAATCTTGGCCAGTGCCTCTGTGTCTGTTGGGGCAAACGTAGACCCAGTCAGATAGGTAGAGATAACGTCGACGACAGCGGCGCGCCGCTCTTTGACAAACTCCTTGCGCGTATCCTCGCCAAACTGCGGAGAGATGTCGCTGGCCATCTTGACCACACTATTCTGTATCAGGTCAAGACGTTCGCGCAGCATGACAGGATCAAACTCAGATCGAACAGTTGCCGAAAGAACGCCACGCGACGACTCAATGCTTGAGGTGACCTCGTTCTTGCGAGCCTGCACATAATCTTCAGCGAGCCTCTTTGCGGCCGACGAATAGACGGCATTGCCGACTGTGGCCATAGAGGCGCGGAACTTGGCCGCTTCCTGCGGATCGACCTGCGCCAGAATCTTGGCAAACCCTTCAATCGGAGCTGTCAGATTTGCCTGCACATCCCCGATGTCTTTGACAAGACCTGCGTCGACGGCGGCAGACATCTTGGCAAACTCATTGCGCGTCTGCAGTTCAAGATCGCCGCGCAGCAGTTGTGCCTGCACCTCACGGGCGGACGCCCCAAAATATGTATCTGCAGCCGGCAGGCTGAGTGGCTCGCCACGCTCCTGCGCAGCCTTGACCTGTTCTGGCGTAACGCGGTTCTGATATGCCCATTGCTGGCCCTCGCGTTCCGCTTGCTGCGCCGCACGCTTGAACGCAAAGTCGCTGATGCGATCTAGTGCCTGCGTCAACCCTTGCGCGGCACGCGCCTGCTCGCGCACGTTGGCAAAGTCCATTCGCGGAACATCGGCGAACAGGACACCGGAGGGTTGGTAGCGTTCAAGGTCAGCCATTACGTCCTCATCATTGAACGGTCTTCAATCGGAGCCGGCTTGCTAGGCGCGCCGCCCAATGTTTTGTACTGATAGGCGCCCATGCCAAGTTTGCTAAGTGCGTCAAAGTATCCGCCAGTCATCGCGGTGTCTCCGGCCTGCTCGTACAGTTGCTGCTGGAACATGCCGCCACGCAGCGCGTCCTGCGCATTCTGGATGTCGGTCATAAAGTCCTTGCCGGCGCGACGACCGCTGACCGTCTGCACCAGCGCAGCGGAGCCCTCAAAACCCGACACGCCACCAGCAAATGCCTGAGCCCGCACGGCGGCGTTGGCTGCGTTCAATCGCTCAAGCGTGGCGTTAGCACGCTGCTCATATTGCAACGCCTTGCGCGTGGCCTCAAGGTTGGCCTGCGCGCCCTGCAGCTCGTACATTGCCTTTTGCGCAGAAGCTTGCTGAATGGAACCGGCCGCGCCCAATACGGCAGATGCGATTGCTACATATTCCATGTCATGTCCCCTGGTGGACAGCCACCTTGTACTCCAGACCAAGCAATCTCAGCTTGAGCGGGAGGTCTTGCGATACCGTGATTTGTGCATCTTGCGAATAGCCAAGGATGCCATGCAATACCTTGGTGCCAGTGAACTCCGGCACGTCATTATCAATGATGCTCGCCGTGTCAAAGCTGCGAATCGGCACCTCGATGTTGTTGATCTTGAGGTACTGCGACTCGTTAAGCAGTGCATGAACTTCGACAATGCGCTTGCGGAATCCAATGCGAGTGCCAGTCTGCAGACGAAGCTCGACCGGCATGGTTTTCACCACCACCGAATACGGCAGCCCAACCTCACAAGAGGCGGTCGAAGATCTGGAGAAAACAACAGACCCGCCCGCCGGGACCACCTGGTTGGCTTGAACGGTGCCATCAAGTTTGACGTTGACGGTTTCGCCGACAAGGTGCGCAGCAGAGATTGACGCTGCAGCGCCGCCGACCACGGCACAGTCTGTGTACACGTCATCGTCGAAGTATTCGACAAACCATTGGTCGACGCCGTCAATGGTCCGCTTGACCACAGAATAGATGGTGGTGATGTCAACGCCCACGTCAACAAAACTGCCATCGGTCACAAACTCAGACGGCGCAATGACGTTCTGGCCGCGCAGCAGCGAGAAGGCAGCCATTGTCCCGCTGGTGCCATTGACGATTAGCAGCAGATCGTTCTCGTCCGTTGCCACCGTCCGTCGCAACGCAATCTTGACCGGCCCCATCAGCAGATGGCCGGCAAGCAGGCTAATCTTGTTGGTGATGTATGTGAGCTGCACGTCATTGAACGCAAGCTCGTTCAACGCCTTGCCTTGGCGCTGCACGAAAATCGTGCCGGACTCCAATTGTTGGACGCGAATCCCTTCCTTACTGCCGTGACGGGAGATTGTCTTGACAAAGAAGTTCGTCGGAGTGACAGGCTCAAGGCCAGCCTGCGGCACATAGAATTCACCACCAGTGGTGAACACCTGCAGATCGCGGCCGGAGATGATGTCGGTGATTGCGTTGTAGGTATTGGTGTCTAGCGTGGCCTCGATGGCATCGTCATCCAGACCCTCGGTAGCCTCAAAGTCAAAGAAGAGGCCGACCCGGCTAGCCCAGATTGTCGACGGCCGCGACTTGCTCCCGCCAAAGTAAAGGCGGCCTTCATGGAAGGTGACGGTGCGCGGGTAGCCCCGTGTGCTAGACCACACGGGTTCATAGTTCGTCTCGATTTCCCAACTGCCGGAAGCAATTGCTGTGGCACTAAAGAACGGGAACTCGACGATTGCAGATGCGACAGTTGCGCTAGTGACGGCGATGATGCGCGCACGACCCTGCGGGCTGGCATTGATGTACTGACCAACTGATGCCGTGGTGTCAAAGATGACAATCGAGTACGCCGTCGTTGCATCTGGCGTGACCGTCCATGCGGTGTCTACCGTAGCTTGTTTCGTGGTGCCGTTATAGTCAATGATCTGACGAACCTGGCCGGAACCCGTGCCACCCGTAGTACGGACAAACTGACCGTTGTAGAAATCATTGACAGCACTTGCTGTTGATGCAAGCCGGATAGATGTTGATGTCGAGCCCGCCTGCGCAGTGCCAGCTAGCGCGGCGGTTGACGCAGTCAACGTAATCTTCCCACTGATGGCCGATGGGGTCATCGTGCCCTGCGGGGGGAATACGCGGCTAACGAAGTTGTACTTCGGGACTGAGTCGAACGTAATCGAGGTCGCCGTCCAGTCTGCATTAGTCGCGCCGCGCACGATTCGCACGGGCACGATGTCTTCGTGGACAACAATGAGCGTATCCGCACTTTGCGTCCAGCAGATGGACGAAAGGCGCGCACCCGTCAGGCCAACGGCAGTTGTGTCTAGGTACGGGTCGCCTGAGCCGTTTATGTTGGTGATGAGCGTCTTGTTGCGGAAGACGTACATACGGTTGTGCGTGAACACCAGCATATAGCTATCGCTAGTGCTGAACTCAAACGCCACGCAGCGCACACCATTGCCGGCAGACTCCGATCCAGAGCTAGGCAAGTCATACAGGAACCTGGTGCCGGGCCGGCGGCGCAGGCCGCCCTGCGGCTGGATGACAACATTCGTGGCCTCGGATAGCGCGTTCTGATACGCCTCAAGATCGACGCGAGCCCGCAGCAGCGGGTCCATCTCGCCCGTGCTGAAGTTGGTCTGGATCGAGACGAAGCGTGCCATCAGCCCCTCACCGCAATCAGCGAGTAGTCCTCAATGGTTTGCACCGGCTGGCCTTGGCCGTCAATGTTCATGGCAGTACGCATATAGCCACCACGGCCATTCTCGGCCGGAGAACCAACCGCAACGCTTTGCCAATACTGCGCCTTCTCGACTTGGTCGGTGATGGGCAGCGCCATGTGCCATGCGATGAGATACTTGAGCAATTGCACGAAGTACGTCGGCATTGCGTACTCTGGCGTCGAGTATTGGTACTCGGCGTAAATCTTCTCCTCGTTGGTGAGGAGCTTGTCTCCCATCAGCTCATAAGCAGAGATAGGGACGATGTTCGTTGATGCGCTGTTGTAAATCCTGCGCGGAGGGCCAATGCCATCACCGGGCAGCTGGTATTGATACTTCCACTCGTTAATGGGAGCGGCCGTCAGCCTTGCCAATTGCACCTTCTTGAAGCTGAAGCTCCAAGGGTAGGTAATCAGTGCCTGGTCGCGCACATCGCCATAAAGACGGTCGGCGACATTGGCCTCGTCGGTGCCATCGTTGAACGAAGAGATGGGCCTGGCGCCGAGCATGATTAGCGCGTCAGAACAGATCGAGAGTGCTGAATCACCAGATGCCATCACAATCCCTCAATGTGAAAGAGGCCAGCCCCTGTGAACAAGAGCTGGCCCCGTGCTGCTATGACACCAATCAGTCGGTGTCGGTAGCGGAGACGGTGGTGCCGTCCGCGATGTCAACGGTCGAAGACGTGACCGAGTTGACATAGGTCACAACCAGCGACGGGGTGGTGGTGTCGTACACGAAAATGACATCACCAACCTTCAGCGTGTCCTTCAGCGAAGCGAAGTAACCGACCGTGTTGATCGTGGCTTGCGTGTCGGCCGACTTGTACATATACATCGACGGCGCGTTGCCAGCCTTGGCAGCACAGACGGTGACCCAACCAGTAGCGTCAAAAGCCATGATCAGTCTCCTTAAGCAGATTCGCGGCAGGTGATCGAAACGATACCTTCCGCATCAATGGTGACAGCACCGGCCGAGAACACTTCGTTAACCAGCCACGAAGTCTTTTCCGGGATGTAGTTGATTTCGGTGCGCATGGCGATACCTTCGGCGTAGCCGAGAGCGTCGCGATGGAACGCGAAACAGGTGCGGTCAAGCGAACCGTCGATGGCCAGACCACCCTCGGAGCGATCACCCAGAATGTGGAAGGTGAAGCCCATGTAGGTGTTCAGCTCGCCAGACACCAGCGCCTTAACGGTGTTGAAGTCGCTCGAGGTAACCGAGGTTTCCGAGAGCAGATTCGACAGGCCATTGGCGTGGATGATGATGTGGCGGCCTTCCGGCGGGACGTTGTTCTTGTCCAGCAGGCGCTTCGCCTCGCGCAGCTTGGCGATGTTCATGTTGCTGTCGGCGGCGCCAATTTCGTTCGACACGGTCAGCGACGTGCCAGAAGCGGCCAGGGCGTCGAGGATAAGCTGGTCTTGGCGACGGCCCATTGCGCTGGCAACCACTTGCACCAGCTCTTGACGCTCGTCGAAGTTGACCTTGGCTTGCGAGAAGATGTCCGAATACTCGGCAGCATTCCAATCCTGCAGCGTGCAGGTGACGTTGCTGAAACCGACGTTCATCGGGGTCACATCGGTCTGCGGAACGCGCAGCGTAGCGACGCCCTTGCCGACCTTCGGGAACTTGACAGTGCTGCCTTCAACGCCACGACGTTGACGCACGGCGGGCACAAGCATGGCCTTACCTTGGTAGGCTTGCTTGACCTCGGCATCAAACAGGGTGACGAAGGCATTGCTCAGAGAGATAGCCATTTCGTACTCCTTGTTAAATTGACAAAAGTTTGTTTGCCGCGCCGGTGAGCCAGTTGCCTGGGCCGATTGCTTGCTGCTTACGGCAGCCACTCGTCAGCGTCTCGCTGCGGTCAGGGTCGGTTACCCGATTAGCCTTATCGCGCTTTTACAGGCGCGGCAGATAAAATGCAACAGCATTTATAGGTTGGCAAAAAAAGACCCGCACGAAGGCGGGTCAGTTATTACTTGAGAGGAGGAAAGCGGAGTTAATTCTACTCCGAGAAAGTTTCCTGGAACATCCGCTCCACTTTCTTGCGATATGCGGTGTCGCTGGTATAGCGAGGATCGGCGACCATCTGGTAAAGCTCGTCCTTGCTTGGCGCTCCATCAACCGGCATGGAGCTGGTCGGCACACTGTAGTTCTCAAGACTGCTGCGCAGTTTCATAAACGCACGCAATCCTCGGGCTGTGCCGCCCATAATCTTGAACTCCTCGAAGTCGTCCTTTGACCAGACGCCTTTCTGCACCAGGCCGGCGGCCCAATCAACCATGCCCTTAATCATCGAATCGGCATTCGGGCCAAGAGCTTTACGCTCGGATTCGTAGTTGGCCTTAAATTGAGCGGACTGCTCGCCTTGCATGGCAACAACATCGCCGACCAGTTTGTCGAGCGCAGCCTGGCTTACGCCAAACTCAGATGCCCACGACAGAACGTGATTGCGCACTGGGTCATCCTCGGGGATGCCGGCAAATGCGCTGGTGTCGTACTTGCCGTCCGCCGGAGCTTTGTGCTTGCCTTGGGCGATCTGCTTGCGCAGGTCACTCCAGCTTTTGGCAATGCCCTCCAGGTCGGGCTCGTCCTGCTTCCAGAAGTTCTCCGGCCACCAGTCAGGACGCTCCAGCGGGCCGTCGTCCTGCTCCGGCGCCTGCTTGTGGTCAATCTGTACTTGCGAGGTATCCTGCTGGCCTTGACTATCATCGGGCAGAGTCGCCGAGTCGAGTAGGCCAGCGTCTGCCGTTTCCGGCGTCGAGCTGGGCTCGTTGTCTTGCATTTCCATCACAGGTTCCTTGCGCGTTTAATCCGTGCTTCGATGTCGCGGACGACGCTGTTCTGCCCTTCACGGTAGAACGCAAAGTCTGCAACCGCACCCGGCACGGCGACGGGTTGCTCCAATAGCGTGGCGCGTAGCCATGCCATGAGTTTCTGTCCATCTTCGGAACCGAGTACGCGCAGGCACAAACGGTCTAGGTCTTCAGACCGTTGTGCTACGTCTCGGATGTCGGTTGGGATTGCCTCAAGATCGTCCCAGCTCACTCCATCTCCATCATTTCATCATCGTCGTCTGCAAAGGGCGACTTGCCCTGCTTCATCCGCATGATTGCGTGATCGAATGCCTTTTTGATTATGGCCTCGGTGGGCGGCTTGTCTTTCAAAAGGCGAGCCACTTCGGACTTATTGAGCGTCGGAACCAACAGGGGAATCTCAACCTCTTTATCGTCGATTGAAACGCCGATTGACAATTCGGTAGATACACCACCATCTGGGCGCTTGAGTTCCCCAAAATACCCGCGCCCCTTCTTGTTGCCGTCTTTGCGGCTGCCATATCCGTAATCCATATCAGCCTCCAACCATCTGCGCCACCGCGCCCGCCGCAGCCTCAGGGTTTTGCGCTGCGAGCGCCTGCGCCTGCTGCGCCATGTCCTTCGCCATCAGGGCGCGCTCCTCTGGAGAGTTGCGCACTGCCGCTGGCACCCCAAGCTTCTCGGCAATCAGGTCAAGCATCGGGCCGACCTTGAGCGTCATCTGCCCTTCGGGGCCAGCGCCCTGAGCGATCTGGGCGAACTGCAGGACGTTGTTGACCTCTTCCATGTTCTGCGCCATCGCAAGCGGAGACACCGGCGCCACCTTGACCTCAAGACCGTTGACGCGCAAAGGTAAATCTATCAGGCCGCGGTCATCCATAACCTGCAGAATCTTCGATACGGTCGGGATCATCGTCTCGTTGATGAGACGGCCAAATGCCGAGCCCAGGTTCTGCGCGAGTTCCTTCATGCGCTCCACCACCTCGGTGGCCGAGCGTGCGCTCATGTTGTCTGGCGGCAGCGACTCATCCAACAGGATGCGCTTGATGTTTTGCGACAGGTCATTGATGACCAGCTGGCTGACGTTGAAGTCTCCGGCTCGAGGCAGCGCACGCAGCGACTCTCCCTGCGGGCCACCGTTGCGGGCCACAGGGATGATGGCGCCTGGCACGATCTTGACCGTTGCCGGGTTCAGCACACCGTCGTCGGCTGCGGTGTAGACGCCGGCGATAGCAAGGCTGGCATTCTTGAGCAGCAGCTCCTTGGTCTTGTTCAGCGTCTTGATGTCCGGCAGTGCGGTCACCAGCGGGCCGCGACCGTACACTTCTCCGGCCACCTTCATGTAACGCGACACCACCCAAGGCGACACCTTCATGCGCCGGTAGACAATCTCGCTCTTGGTCTCCTTATGGATGACGTGGTAGCAGTAATCGCCGCGCTTCGCGTCATAGACCGTGGCCTCAATGAGGTCGATGTCTTCAGAGGGCTTGAGTTCGATGGCAGACTTGAGCTGCCCTTCGATCTTGGCATCCGGCCACTGGCGCGAGATGACTTCACCCTTGATGCGCATCCGTCGGTACACGTTGTCGACCTGGCCGTTGGCACCTTCCTCGATGCTGACAAGGAACTGCGGCACCGGCACAAAGTTGATCGGCGACACATCATCGCCAGGCTGAATCATCATCACTGCCGTGCCGACCGCAAGGTCAAGCAAGAACTCGCCCATCGCGATGTCGAAGTTCGACTGCTTCAGCACGGCGAACATCTTGTCGGTGTATACGTCTAGCGCGGCCTGGGCCTGAGTCCTGCGCTCCTGCGGGATGTCCGGCCCCGGCTCCAGCTTGCACCACTTGCGCTGCGGCGGAAAGATGCCCGACTGCAGACGGTTGGCAAACCGCTGCGTGCTGTTGATAGCGGTCGAGTCGAACACGCGGGCCATCTTCTTTTGGCCGGCGACCTTGCCCTCCCAGTATCCGTCGTACAGGTTCCGTTGCGGCAGGGCGAACTCGTAGCAGTCCTCGTACAGACTGCGGAAGTCGTCCTTCTTGCGCAGCGCAATCTCGTGCCGCTTGATGATGTCGTCGACATTCAAGCGCATCATCTCAGCCATTTTTCGTCCCTTCGTATTTTTTCAGCAGGTTGCGGCCCTTCTCGGCCAGGCGTGCAGCGGCAGATGCATTGGTGGGCGCGGGCTCGCCCCATGCGCGTGCCGCCAGCGCAAGGCGCGTCGGCTCGCCATCGTCCTTCGTGAGCGGCCCGCTCGGGTTGGTGTAGAACCTAGTGAGGAAGCTGCCCTTGCGGCGCATCTTCTCCGGCGTATCGGCGGCGCCCTTCACCCCCGGCTTAAGGTCGGCGCCTTCTTTGCGCTTAAAGTAAGCGCGGCCGGCTGCGGTCAGCCCTCCCTTTGGGTCTTTAATCGGCTCGTCACTCATACCATTCCAGTGCTAGGTGAGCTGCGTGCGAGGCCCCGTTGACGTTGGTCAGGCGGAACAGATAGTTAGTCAGTGGCTTAAGCACATACTCAAGCGATCCAGCGGTGCCGCCGCCAGACTTTTTGCCAGAACCACCGGGAATGATTTCTGCGTCAAGCTGAGTGCCAAGCGAGCTGACCGTCGGATTGATGATCATCGCAACGCCGCTGGTGGACGTGTTGTAGTTCCGGTTGCGGTTGATAGGCGTGAACGAAGTTCCGCCGGTAGCAGAAGTGCCTTCGTAGATGTAAAGCTCGGCATCACCAAGACACAGCGCATCCAAAGTCAGGTGGGGAAAGATGCCTGCGCCGGCGGCCATCACGATGTCAATGCTTGAGCCAGACGCAAGAGGCGCGCTTGACGGGTACATCTTGTACGCAAACCATGCGCGGCCATCGTGGTTACGCTGGTGG